CCAGTGGGCATACTTTAACTCCTGCTGATTGTCCTGTATGTGGGGAGGGAAGGGCTATATGAGCGAGAACCTAATGAGAAATGATCTAACAACAAAAGAGGTTGTTGGAACCGCCGACGAGAATTCGCCAGTTGGTCAGGAATGTCTGAAAGACTTTTCTCTTGCGCAAGCTGCATTAGCCCGCAGCGATGCCCAAGAACTATTTGTGTTGTATCAAAAAGCGATCCGCCAACGAAATGAAATCGTCGGTGCTATGGAAACGATCGTGGGCCATTTTATGGGCAAGAACAAAGATCCGCGGCTCAGCAGTGTTGAACTGCCCGATTCAGTAGCCGCCATGCGAGAGGTAGCACTCAGTGCATTAGCTCTTGCTAAATCACTTGTCGAGAACCAAGGCCGAAACGGCTCACAGCGGGAGAGCCTATGAGTGATAACAAATTCCCTTTCAGGAGGTAAACTCGAATGGAAAACGAACTAACCGGGATTGAGGAGATCGACAAAGAGATCCTCGAACTGCTACCACAGACACAGACCATGTCCGCGGTGAGCGGGATGAATGACCGCGTAAGCCAATTGGGCAGCATGGCGGCATCGCAGAGAATTGCTGGATTAAGACAGGCGGCAGAGATTATCAAAACGCGCGAGAGCGACAAATGATTTGGGACAAAGTTCAGCGCAGATTTGAGAACGATGACGGCACGCCCCTGACCTCTGCCGAAGTAAAGAAGCATATTCACGACTTCATCGAATCAGAACAGAAGTTGATTGCAAAGCAAGCGGAGAAACTTGTACGCGATGGGTTGACTGTAGCTGAGTTCTTTCAGTTCATGCGCCACAAGATTACAGCCATGCATCAAGTCACCGGAGCGATTGCTTATGGTGGTCAATCCCAACTCAACAGAGAGCGGCAAAAGAGAATCAATCAAAAGATACTTTCAGAGTTAGCCTATCTGAATGAGTTTGAAGCACAAGTTGAGCAATCGTTTGCGGTAGTTGATAGAATAGCTGATAAGGTTGCGACGGGAGGCAAGTAGCAAGACGGATAAAATAACTGAACCTGTAAATGGAGAGTACATCGCGGGCTGTGTGATTTGCGGCGAGCAAAAGCCAGTAATGCTTTACCCGCATCGACGCGGAACGCTGATTGTGGGCTGGGTGTTCGTCTGCGTTGACGATCAATCGCAAGTAGCAGGAGCCGATATCTCGCTGATACAGCCGTTAAAGCCAATCACGTTGGGCGCAGGAGCGCAAGCGTAGAGCGAGTATTACAGTGGCGCGGAAAGGCTCACGTAAAGACATCCAGGATGAGATCAGGCAGAAGGTAAGAAGAGCAATTCTCACCGCGGCTCCCTCTGAGGCTGAAGATCTCATTGCTGAAGCCCTCGGTGAAGACGTAGAGATTCCTGCTATTGAAAATCTTGCTGAAGATTTAATCGGCGGGCAGATTGTCAACCGAGCGACGATGTACGCTGAGTCCGCGTATGCAACTTACGCAAACAACGTTGTCGAGAGAGAGAAAGACGAAGGCGTAACACTTGGGCGCCGGGTACTTGAGGAAGGCGACAATTGCGAAGATTGCATTGCAGCAGCAACCGAAGAATTCATCCCGCTAGATGAGATACCGGAAATTTCTGACAGCATTTGCGGCGTAAGATGCAGATGCAGCATAGAATTTTCGGTAGGAGGCGTACAGTTTTCAACCTCTGATTTATTCAGTGCAGTTGTTGGTGGTCAAGATCAGTATGGTGGAGACGTGGAGATTCAGTGAGATACCCTGAGATGATCGACGGAGAAGGCGTTGAACTAAAGCCCCGAGGCCGTAAGGGCAGAGCATGGCAGATCCTTCGACTTGCATGTTGCGACTGCGGGTTAATTCATTCGCTGGCATTTGCGATCGAGGATAATGGCAACTTGGGTATCGCTGCCCGGTTAGAGAAACGTCGCACGGCAGCGCATCGACGCGCGGCGAAATTCAAGGGATTGAAACTCCCCTATAGCAAACGTAAGAAGAGATCGTAAACGGCGCACAACAAACACCGATGCGATAGCGAGCGGCTCTGGAGGCTCTGGAGGCGGTGACACGTTTCAGGGCCGCTTTACTTGTCTCAAGATTACCCGTCTACCACGCCTCGGAACAAAACTCTTTGACACACTGACGGTAATTCGTGATACATTCAGCACGGTTAATCCAAAGATGCGTCAAAAAGACTCGCAAGCCAAGTCCGATAGCAAGGTTGATACAAGCAGATTGACTGATGCCAAGGCTAAAGCGCAAACAGTTAAACAGGAACCGCACACTTCGTTTGGGCAGAATGGTTCGTGTCCTGATTGTGAGGCTGACAAAAGTTCGCTCACAGACGAGGAGTGTGACTTCATTATCCGGCGCTTGCTTTGGAGGTTAAGAGACGCAACCAGTCCAATTGATTTCTTTCGTGAGATGAAGCGAGGGGTGGTGTTTGAAGTTTCTGACGCAAGTAAGGCCCGTGATTTAGTACGGCTATTTGCGAAGGCTGAAACACCTACGATCACAAACTAACATGGCAGACGATTCCACTACCGATACAACGTTAAAAACCGGAGACGAACCGGATAAACAAACGGACGTTGCTAAGGACAAGAGCACTCAGCTCGAAAAAACTCCTGAGACGAAGGCGCACACACCTGAAGAGGTCTCACGCATTGTTGCCCGCGAGATAGCCAAGGAAAAAAAGAAGTGGGAAGAGGCTACCAAGAAGGCGCAAGACGATGCGACAAAGACTGAAACAGAACGGTTGTCGGGAACGATTAACGAGCTGAAGGCTGAGATCCTTGAACGCGATACCCGTGATGCGGTTCTAAAGGCGGCACAGGAGAAGAAGTTCCTTGCCCGGAATCCGAACGCGGTGTATCGACTCGTGAAGGATGAGCTTGAGGTTGACGACAAAGGTCAAATCAAGAATCTCAACGAAGTGCTAACTCAGGCCAAAGCCGACTATCCCGAACTGTTCGGACCTAAGCCGTCCGGTACAGCAAACGGTGGAGAAGGTTCACAGCAAGCTCCGAAGTTTGATATGAACACTCAAATACGCCGTCACGCTGGCTACGGATAGAAGGAGTTGGCTAGATGGCCTACGACAACATAATCTCCAGAACTGACGCACAGGCTCTCATCCCTGAAGACGTTGCGGCAGAGATAATCCAAAATACAGTCAAACAGTCCGCAGCCCTTACGCTAATGCGGCGCGCGACAATGGCGACGAATCAGCAACGTATGCCAGTCCTGTCTGCGCTCCCGATTGCCTATTTCGTCAACGGTGATACCGGGCTCAAGCAGACAACCGAAGTAGCGTGGGGCAACAAGTTTCTCAATGCAGAAGAGATCGCGTGCATCGTCCCTATCCCTGAAGCCGTGTTGGAAGACGCGAGCTTTGATGTGTGGGGAGAGATTCGGCCCAAGCTGGAAGAGGCAGTAGGCCGCACGTTGGACGCAGCGATATTCTTTGGCACTAACAAGCCTTCAAGCTGGCCAACTGACATCGCGGCATCGGCTGTCTCTGCCGGCAACGTCATTGCCCGGGGAACAAACAACGCAGCCGCCGGCGGAATTGCTACCGATATATCAGACACGATGGCGACTGTGGAAGCGGATGGTTTTGACGTGAATGGGTTTGTTACTTCCCGATCCTATCGTCGGTTTCTCCGTAATGCCCGTGACACCACAGGCCAAAAGCTTCTCGATATCGCGTTGAACACTATCGAAGGTGAACAGGTGGTCTATGCGCTTAATGGTCTATGGCCTACAGGCGCGAGTGCGGCTGAATTGTTTACCGGAGACTGGATGCAATTTGTCCTTGCTGTTCGACGCGACATGACCTACAAACTGCTCGATCAGGCGGTGATTCAGGACAACACCGGAGCCATCGTCTATAACCTAGCCCAACAGGATATGGTTGCGATGCGGTTGACGTTCCGCGCAGCGTGGCAAGTCGCAAATCCGATCAGTTATGACAATCAAGTCGAAGCCAACAGATATCCAGTTGGCGTACTTCGTTCGCCTGCCTAAAGCTAGCGAGCTAAACTAACGGAGAAAATCATTATGGCTAACGAAGGCGCACCACTTGTCACTTCGCTGAGAAACACTGTTCCTGGCGCTACCATTGCCGCCACAGACTCTTTCTCGCTGGGGAAGGCTCCAGTCGCGGGAACAGTTACGGCAATTAGCTACACGCCCGATGCCGCAGCAACCGGCGACAATACCAACGCACGGACCTTCACGGTTGTGAACAAAGGTCAGTCAGGTGTTGGAACAACTGTAATCGGCACGCTCGCACTAACCACGGGCGTCAACCTCGTGGCCTTTGACGAGAAGGCGTTTACCTTGTCAGTGGTCGCGGGTGCTCTAACTATCGTAGCGGGCGACGTGCTGGCTTTTGTATCGACTGCGACCGGCACTGGTGTTGTCGATCCGGGCGGTACGGTGCAGATCGATATCAGTCGCGTCGCGGGATCATAAAATGGCGCTGACTGTTGAAGACGAGAAGGCGGTTGCGTATCGGCGCCAATGCGAGCGACGACGGGAGTTTCAAGAACTACTCGCTCAAAAACTCAAAGGCGATGATTACGCGCGCCGCCAACTCTGCTTGAAAACAAAGCCAGCTATGAAGGGACCAAAGGGGGATACAAGTCATGACGACTAAGAAGGCGGATGATAATCTCGGGGCTGCCGAGGTTCAAAAGAAAGTAGACAAGGAAGTAGATCAGGGCTTCAGTGGGGAGGTTCCAGATGAAACCGCGAATGAAAACTACACCGTGGGCGGCGTAATCAAGGGCAAGCCAACTCCCGAAACATCAGCACCAGAAAAGACAAAGAAGTAAAATGGCTCTTTCAGCGGCACAGATCGAATCCGTGAGGGAAATGGTAGGGGATAAAACGTTCGCTACCATTGAATCCCTCTGTGCGGAAATGAATGCCGCTCAGGAATCGGCAATGTCTGATGACGTTGATGAATGGGATCGGATCAAAAATAAGCACGTGCGGCTTTCGGGGGGTCATGATGGCATTGATGTTGACAACGAGCGTAGCCGCTCAGCGTTGAAGCGCCGCGCAAGACTCAGGCTTAATTTGCCCGTTACTAGTAGTTCGGGCGGCATCTTTCAAATACCCGTGGGTACGGTTATGGGTAATGCGTGTGATTGGTAGTCAATGGGACTTGACCTTGCAGATGTTATTGACGATGTACGCTTGGAATTGGATCAGGTTGGTCCCGATATCTTTACAGATCTTTGCAATTTGATTATCCCCGGCGCAACGGTTCCTGATGGCTTTGGAGGCGAGACGCAATCAACGCCTGTGGTGCACTCGAACATCCCTTGCAAGGTAGAAGTGCTGAACAGATCAGATGTCCCAATCGGAGGAGCGCAGATAACCACTCAGGGACATAAGTTAACGATGGGGGCAAACGCGGTCACAAAACAGATCAAGCAGCATTATCAAATTGTTGTGTTGGCCCATCACAATCAAGCTGAGCAGACTTTTGAGAACCCGATAACGCTGATGGGTTCGTTTGATATGTTCATGAAGGTCGCTGCGACAAAGATATGAGCGTCGTAATCAAAAAGACTGGCTTCAATCTGTCGGCCCTATCGTTGCGAACGCGAACTAACATCGCGAATGTGCTGAATGAGGGAGCGAGCTCTTGCGTATCGCTGGCCCAACAACTTGCCCCGGTTGACACTGGATTCATGCGAGACAATGTTAAGCAGACAGAGGAGGCAACGCCCGATCACTTGAAAGTCACGATGGAATCACGGGCTGATTACTCTGCGTTCGTAGAATTCGGCACTGTTTCACAAGATCCGCAGCCCTTCATGACTCCAGCTTTTGAATCGGCACGGAGACAAGTCAATAACGGTTTATTGAGGGTGTTGAAATAATGGCTAACAAGTATGCGAGCGACGAAGAATGGCTGACTGAGGAGGAGATAGCACGTGTACGTGGGCGTGTGGTGCCATACTTTCCTGACGCGACTATAGATCGTGATGGAACGTTTACTGAGCACGTCATCACTATTGCCGAAATGCTAGATCGTCTTAATGCGCCCCTGTTGCCGCTTGATGAAACCGCACGGTATGACGAACTCAAAGCGCATTGGGACGCCGGGAACGGCACAGCAAAAGGCTTCCGTTGTGAGATAGTAAAATGAAACGGTATTGAGATGAAAGCGAGTGAGTGGCGCGAATTGATTATCTCGGCTGTTCAGCAGTCCGTCGCTGGGGATGATAGTACGCTCCAGTTGTTATCAGAGGCGCTTGAGGAAACGGACACTGCCAAGCAGGAGTTGCGCTCGCGTGGTTACGGCGTGACCGGACAATCTTTACTTGCGACTGTTCAAATGATCGAAGCGAGGACAGCATGAAGTGGAAGATCGTATACATCGAACTAACAGCGAACGATTTAGAACACCTAGAAGCTTTCTGGCTTGGCGGCTTCAGCAATGCCATCGGCTTTCGCTGCGAGATAGCAAAATGAAATGGGCGATATTTCAGAGATCCAGCAAGCAAAGAAGTGGATCTACGATTCACTCCACGCTGACACATACATTGCAAGCCAAGTCGGCACTCGCATCAAAGACAGCTACGTTTCTGAGCCTCCTGCTGATCGGGTTTATCCTTACATTGTTTATAACTTCATGGGCGGGCTTGATGTTGATGCGCTTGGCACTAGCCGCCTTCTCTCCCGACCTCTCTTCCAAGTCCGCGTTGTGTGCGAAGGACGACCAGACGACGCTATCAGAAAGATCGATAAACGGATTGACGAAGTTTTGCAGCACGCGGTCTACCAACTCTCGGGTGATTGGTACTTTAGCGCACGGCGTGAGCAGCCAATTGATCGGCCCGAGTTCGATGCGTCTACAGGAAAACATTACGCCAACATCGGAGGCTTGTATCGTCTTTATATCGGGAGAACAGTATGAGAATTGAGAACTGCACTTTCAGAGTGAACAAACATTCATCGGCAACGGAAGTCTTTATCACGAGCAAGACAGGAGTCAACACCGTTCTGTATTTACCACCTGATGCGGAAGTTGATCCGACAAAACCACTAGAGTTTATTCCCGCGCCTCCTCCACCTACTGAGGAAGCAAAGAAGACTGAGACACCGAGCAAGTAGCTCGCAGGAGGGCTAGGTTATGGGCCGTGGAACCGTTAATAGGCAAGTCCAGGTTGGCGTAGAAACGACGCCGGGAACTGCCGTGGCCGCAAGTAAGGTCCTTCCGTCGATGTCGATGGTGATAACTCCTCTCACACGAACAAAGGAGATTAGAACTCAGGGATTCAAACCCGCTACAGACGTTCAGAATCTTGGCGGTCTAAGTCAAATCGCTTTGACGGGACCTCTCAACTACACAGAAATTATTTACCCGCTGAATATGATTGTTCTCGGGGTGATTACCACTCCAGCAGGGGGCACACTCTCACGCCAACATTTATTCAGCCCAACAGCGCAGGGTACAGACACGTCAAAGACACTCACAGTACAAGAAGGTGATGCGACCGCAGCAACACAAGCAGCAGGCGTGTTTCTCGCTAACTGGGGCTTTGTGGCCGCCGATGCGGGAGTTGATATCACAGGGGAGTTACGCGGGCGTTATCCCACTGCCGTGAGTCTGACGGGTTCGCCTACGTCAGTAGCGCAATTGCCGGTTAACCCGCGAGAGATTGATATATACATCGATCCGACATTTGGTGCGCTTGGTACGACTAAAGTATCGGACGGCCTAAACGTGCAATACGGGCTTACAGACAAGCAACGCGAAAAGTTTGTCCTCAATACGAGTTTTGCTTCGTTCAGTGAGTCGATCGAAGTTGTACCGACTCAAACCTTCTCATTCATTACTGAGCACAACGCGCAGTCGCGAGCGATATTTGCTAGCATTCCTTCAGGGTCTGTTCAGTACATGCGAATGAAAGCAACGGGACCGCTAATCGAGGGCGCAATCAACTATCTATTTCAGTTTGATGTGCCAGTTAAAATCACTGCGACAGCACAAGAAGACGCAGACGGAGTGTGGGGCTATCGATATGACTGTCTGCCGAAATATGACTCAGCCTTTGGTAATAAGATGTGGGAGATTAAGGTGATCAATACCATCACCGCGCTCTAATTATGGAACTCTCTTCGTTCAGTGAAAACATAATCAAGGTTCCCTATACACGCTCGGGCGAAACAGTCAACCTTGAGATCAATATCGACGTGTTCACGCCGGAGTTCTTTCGTCGCGTTGGTAAAAGATTCGAAGAGCGCATGAGAGGATATCAAGCAATCGATGCGCAAACAAAGGCGAAAGGGAAATCAAAGGTAAAACCGAAGGTCGATCAGTTTCAGGGCGCTAAGGACTTCTTCGAAAACGAGGCACGCGGACTGGAAATCAAACGTGAAATTCATGCTGAGCTTTTAGCGGGAGGCGTGTTGAAGGGCTGGGATCTGGTTGAGAACGGTCTGCCGATTCATCCTACTTACGATGTCTTGATAAAACTCCCGCCCTTGCTAGTTGAAGACATTTGGAACCTCTCACTGGAGAAGGCAAAGACGGTAAAAAAAAGGGTGGCAGAGGAAACAGAGGAGACCTTGGAGAACTCGCCCAGTGGTACAAGGGCACTTCACGCAGTCGGCCAGACTGGGTAGATGATGAAGCCTTGTCAATAAGTTTCGGCATTCCACCGTGGGATCTGAAATACGTCGCCATTCACTATCAGGAAAGGCGGCGTGTTTATTTAATGGCCCGTTACGAGGCGCGAATGGAACTAGCAAAGAAGCACGAATGCAGTCCTGAGAAGGTTGTATTACCGGAGTTCTGATGTCGATTGAGATTGGAAGATTAACAGCAGTCTTCGATGCTGACACGCGAAAGTTAGACTCGTCGCTAAAGGCGTCAGAGGAGCGCATTAAATCCCTCCGCGCAAACATAGCATCAATCAAAACGGACGACATCGGGTTTAAGTCACAACGAATAGCTGGCCTAAAGAGCTTGCTCGACAAGGCTCTCAGCGATCATAAGGCTCTTCAGGCCGCACAGAAGGCAACGGCTCAAAGCGCCAAGGCTATGTCAAACGACATGAAGGCGGCGCTTGATGTTATCTCGCCTCGTCTCGGTAGGCTGACAGAACTAGCAGGACCACTGACGGCAGTCGCGGTAGGGCTGGCTGCCATTGCGGGGGTTGCAGTAGGTTTGTTTGAGCTCGCTAAGTCGGCCGCCAAAACAGGCGGTGATTTATTCGACCTTTCGCAAAAAACCGCTTTCACGGTTGAGACTCTCTCAGGTCTGTCGATTGTCGCAAAAACAACCGGATCGGATATCAACGGACTGTCTCCGTCTCTCGTAATCTTTCAAAAGAATATGGAGGCGGCTAGCGACGCCACCAGCAAGCAAGGCCGATTATTCCGCAGTTTGTCAATCGACACCCACGACAACGAGAAGGCTTTAAGACAGGCATTCGCCGCATTGGGAAGGATGCGTGAGGGTTCGCAGCAAACCGCGCTTGCAATGCAGTTGTTTGGGCGGTCTGGTAAGGACGTATTAGCAATCGTCAAAGAGACGAACGGCAACCTTGACGCAGCAATCAAACGATATGGCGACATGGGGCTGATCATCTCAACAGGGGCCGCAGCAGCCAGCGACAAGTTTAACGATCTACTAGAAGAGACAACCTTACAACTTGAAGCGGTGACGCGAAGCATTGGCATGGAACTGCTACCCGTTGTGACCGATGCGTTGCAAAGTATTTCCGCCGGCTTGCGAGCGAATAAAGACGAATGGGCCTCATGGGGAACATCTATCGCCAATGTCATGCGCGGTCTTAGTGTGGCGGTGCATAGCGAACTCGGACAAATGCTTGGTCGCATCTCAGAGTTTAGTATCAAGTGGCTATCTCTAACGGGCTTAATTGTTCAGGGTCTTGGTGCGCTTGGTGCCGGCGCTGACAAGCCCAGCGAGGATTTCTTTGGTCCGGGTGGTGCTGGACGCGGTGGAAGAAAGACCCTGCCCGGCACGCCTGAATTTAAGGCCGCTCAACGAAGATTAGGATCTGATCTTCCAAGCCTAGCAGGCGGCGGAGGCAAGAAAGGCGGAGGTGGTGGCGAAGATCCGGCAAAGACGGCACAGCGAATTGCATCGCTTCAGCTCGAAGCGGTGATTAATGGGTTAAAGGCCGAACAGGAAGCAAATAGACGTGCTCTGGATCTTCGTCGTCGTGACTTCAACGATTACGCGAATCGCTACATGGTAATTGAAAACCGTCGCCATGATGCGGTGATAGCTGGACTTGATAAGGAAAAGGGGGCCGCGGAGAAGTTAAAGAAGGGTCGCGAAGTTGCGTTACAGGAGATCGCAAACAAGCGCACAGAAGAAAACACGACTCACGAGCAAAACCGAAACAAGGTACTGGATGAGCGTGGCAAAATTCTAGATCAGATAAATGACTTCCTCCGCGATCAGGATCGGGAAATCTCAGGGCTGACAACTTCAACCGATCAGTGGGATCAGGCATATCAACAATTAGTTGACACGCTGAAAGAAGAAGGAGTCACGCTTGAGGAGAATACTAAAAGCCGCATTGAATCAAATATCGCGATACTCAAAGAAATCGATCTCGTAAAACAGCAAATTCGTGTACGTCAGGTATTGAAAGACTCAACTCGTGATCGCTTTGAAACCAGAGCAGGAAGAGAAAGACCGCCGTGGATTGATCTTGGTGGAGGCTCTACCGTGGGAGGTGAGCCAGCAACAACCACTAGACCACGTATCGCGACTGCGGACGAACAAGTCATGCGTGACCAGCTAGAAAGAATCCGCGGACGAATGCGCGATCTCGGGTTTGAATTAACTGACATCTTTGCTCAAAGTGTAGGCGATGGATTCAATCGAGGAATCAAATCAGGACTCGAAAGCCTCTCGCTTGGCTTACTGCGCATAGTTGAGGATGTCTTTCTGAGACGGATGGCAAAAGGACTCGGAGATCTACTCGGTAACATCGGAACGGGAAGCGATGGGGGTGGAGGATTCTTTGGCGGACTACTGAAATCTATACTCGGTAGCGTAGCAGGAGTCCGCGGCGGCGGGTCTGCTGGCGGATTAGGAACCGGGATCGCTGGTGCTATCGGTCGTGATTCTGGTGGTCCTCTGTGGCCTAAGCAACTTTATAAAGTTCACAAAGATGAATACATTGTGCCGACAGCTCCGGGGTTTGTGATACCAAAGGGCGGCATGGGCCAGCAAACAGTTGTTAATAAATACTACACAATCCAATTACCGCCTGATTCGCGTGGTAGCTACAACTCGCCCCGATCCAAACGCCAACTCAGTGAGACTTTGATAGCAGCGTTAGAGGCTTCCAAAGCATAAGATGGCTATACTCTTCGATGAGCTATTGTTTGATTCTTCCCTCTTGACCGAGGAGTCGGCAGTTGGTTCGCCTGAGTATGCGAACACAATGATTCGCAACCCCGCAACAGGGGTTTATAAGACTAATGTCAATCGCTACGACTTTCAGAACGTTTGGAATATCAACACGAACCTCTTGAGTCCGGCACAGCTTGACTACTTCATTGAGTTTTGGGCAGGGGGGTTCGGCTCAGCTTATGGGTTTCGCATCCGGATCATCACCGACTTCTATATGATCGATGAAGTGATTGGGACGGGTAATGGCTCACAGACCGTCTTCCCGATCATCCGCACTTACACGCGGCCGGGCGCAAGCCATAACTATCAGCGGAGGATCATCAAGCCAGTCGTAGTTCCCTCGCCTTTAGGTTCTAGTGTGGCTCTGTTTGAAGCGAACGGAACAACGAATCGGATTATTCCCAGCGCACTTGGGGCAGCTTTAGGTGTGCCAGCTTTCACGGTGAAGCTCAATACGACACCAACAACCGCGTACACTATTAACAACACAACAGGCGTGATCACTATGAACTCTGCGCCGGGTGCAGGAGTGAGCGTAAAAGTCTCCTGTGAATATGACACGGCTGTGCAATTCCTGAATAACTCATATCAAATGAAGCCGGGTGTTAGTTCCGACGTAGGCGGTTTGCAGTTGTGCGAGATACTACCCGCGACTCTTGGTATTACTTAAATCCGTTATGACCGTTTCAGTTTCCATGATCAGTCACCTAGCGTCCAATGTTTCGTTTATAGTTCCGATCTGGTCCATGCTTTCTGCCGATGGTACTCGCGCCTCATATTGCGCTCACACCCGAAACTTAACCTACAACTCACTCGCCTACACCGCCGCTCCCGTCGAGCCCTCCCGTTTCTCTCAAACTCTAGGACTCGACGCCAACCACGTAGAACTCTTTGGGGTATTTGATGACATCGTGACGGAAGAAAACCTACAAGGTGGGAAGTGGAAGAACGCAGAGATCGTGTTCGAGTACATTGCATACGATCCTGCAACTGGCGCAGCAAGCACAACTGTTATCGGATCAGTCGGGAAAATGAAGGGGCAAGCGGGAAAGTTTTCAATCAATAACGGATCTTTCAGGATGGAGTTTAGATCGCTGTCGGATTTGTTGAATCAAGAAATAGGAGAGCTCACGAGTCCGATGGCGCGTAATCGGCAACTCTCGGATCTGGTTTCTGACGTTGCGCCCTACACGTTTGCCCGCACAATTACCGCGTTCACCGATCGTCGCAACTTCACAGTCAACGGCACCGCGCAAGTCAACGACTATTTCAAGTACGGCAAGGTGACTTTCACGAGCGGCGCTAACAACGGGCGCTCAATGGAAATTAAAGCCAGCGTTGGAAACGTGATCGAGTTACAGCTTCCAATGTTGGGTGTAATCGCCATCGGCAATACCGTCTCACTTGTTGCCGGGTTTGATGGTAGCAGGGAGCAAGCGAGAGACAAATTCGGCGCAATGGAAAACTTTAATGGTGAACCGGACTTGCCCGGAATTGCGCAAGCGATCCTGAAGTATCCAGAATGAGTGATTTTAAGCAGGAGACAGGTGATCAGCCTGTTTGTCCGCTACCGTGACGGTCTGTTGGGCGCTCCTGCTAAGTCGCCCCGCGGATTTGAACCGCAATCAAGTTAATTATACCGATGTCAACCACACTTGCACAACGAATAGTCAGTGAAGCGGAGACGTGGATCGGCACCAGATATCAAGAACAGGGTCGTCTGAAATTCCAAGGCGTTGACTGCGTTGGCTTCATTTCCGAAGTCGCCAAAGGCGCTGGCATTAAGACCGTCGTTATTCCGAGTAACTATACGTCGAGCGGCGACGGAACAGTGATGCTTGGTTTACTTCGTGAACACATGACGATGGTAGCAACCGAAGACATGCAGGCCGGTGACGTCCTGGCCTTTTGCGATCAGGCGCTACAGGAGCCCGATGTGCCGCGGCATTTGGCATTCGTGCAGGAAGTAACACCAAAGACTGCTTTCATCATTCACAGTTCTGAGCACGGAGTTAGAAGACACCGGATAGATGCGGCGTGGCGTCGGAGAATTCATTCAGTGTGGAGAATCAAAGAAGACACAGATCCGAAGATTCAAATCGCCCCTAACGCATTTATTCCGTTAGACGCGTTTGTTGAGTAATCGAATGAGAAACGAAAAAAGCAGAGCGTTGGCCCTGCTCTTTCCGGCAGGCGTGTTTGCCGATTTCACCAGATCAGCCGCGCGCAGCCGATCACGGGACTTGAACCCGTAGACTCCTGCTCAATGAAATTATAGACGCATGATCGAAGAACTCAAAGAGAAATGCCAAGCCCTCGCGATCCGACAGCGCAAGGATCTCGAAGTGCGCAAGCGCGAAGAACTTGAATCCGCTCTTGAAGAGCACAGGGTTGCCGATCCCTTTAGCAGCACGATCCTGATTGGTCTCTTAGTGTCCTCTGCCGTTTCTGCGGCCTCCTACCTGATTTCAGCCGCTTTTGCTCCTAAGACTCCCCGTCAACAGCAAGGTAAGCTAACAGGCTCCTTACAACTTCAGAATTCCGAGCAGGGCATATTCATACCCGAAATCTACGGAGGAAGCCCTACAACGAGTTTGGTTGCCGGGGCTAACCCTACCTACCAGAATCTTGCAAACGTCACTTCAGGGGCAAATGGGAGCATAACAAAGACCTCTGGAGGCACAACCTGGAACGCGGGCGCAAGTCATAACGTCGCTATTACGGCCGGGCAGGACGCCTTCTTTCAATTCACGGTAGGCACCGGGTACGCAACTGCGGGGTTCACGTTAGATTCAAGCCCGACCAGCGGAAATACTGACTTTCTGTTTGCGATTCAATGGAACCCGGACGGTTCAATCACAATCAAGTACAACTCAACTCAATTACTCGGGGCTGTAACTACCTACGTGGCGGGCGATGTCTTTCGACTAGAATTGCGATCTGGCAGATTCAGACTTTACAAAGGTTCGGCTGAGATCGTGCCACCTAACTTTATCTTCCCTTCTCCAAGCTATCCACTCTACATGGGGATTGCCATGCAGTTTATTGGGGCTGGCATCTCTGCCGGCAAGGTTCAGATCGGATCCATTGGCGCAGCACCGAACTCAGGTCGAGGCGGGATTAAGGTTCCAGCGATCATTATTTGGAGTTCGGGAATACGAAAACTAGTCACGACAACTCAAGTCGCCACAGGTGGAGGTAAAGGATTCGGACATCATACGCAGACCGTTGATAACATTACTTACAACATCGACCTTGGATTAATGTTTGGGCGTGGCCCGAACAGCCTGATCCGTCTCTATGCCAACGCCGACATCCTGATAGATCAATTCTCTCAATCGCCTAATCCCTCGGGCGTTTACGATCCGACTGTTGGCCCTGATCCTGATTACGATCCGAAATTACCGCCTGACCCAACACTGAATCACATGCCGTCATTCTTGCGCATCGATGGAGACATTCCATTCGACGGTGACAATGTAGGCACGGGAACAATTCAGGGCGGTGGGTCTGGCTTTGCAATTTATCCCGGCAATAACACTCAGCAACCCGATCCAACGATTGAAGCCGACATAGATGGAAAATTTGGAGCGGGATCTACGCCTGCCTATCGGAACCATTCTTTAACAGTGCTCTCAACTCTGTCGTTGTCACGCTGGGGTGGCGTCGTTCCTAACATTACTGGAGTTTGGGAACATGAGACCTTCAGAACGCTTGATTTGATCTACGCCTCGTTATGCGATCGCGTGGGACTATCAAGTACCGATTACGACTTCTCGGATATTGAAATCGCATCCCGCGGCTTATTGATTTCCGGCCGTCCCTTTCAGCCAAAAGAGATTATCGGCTCTCCCGATCTGCAACTGGCCTATAACTACTTCGTCACTGAAGCGGATGGTCAGATTGTTGGTTACACCGAAGGCAACGAACCGTCCATCACTATTCCTGATACAGAGATTGGATGGCTTGAAGGCGATGCGGATTTACCAGACATCGCGCCAGAAGTCGAGTCGATGATAGCTTCTGAAATCAGTCTCCCGCGCGAGGTGCATGTCAAGTCACTGGATCCTGACAAAGACTGGGAACCAAATACGGCGAGCGCAATGAGACAGATCACCGATGGCTCGAAAGTCGAATTACTGGAAATTCAGATCTGCCAATTATCGGATGAGCGCAGAGAAACTGCACAGCGAAAACTCTATCGTGACTATGTAGCTGGAACTGCTCACAAATTCACTCTCCCGTGGACCTATCTCTATTTGCATCCCGGTTACAAGATCACAATTACCCGAGCTGAAGGCTTCACGCATGTAATGAGGCTGACTTCTATTTCTGGAGGGATCGGAATTCTTGAGTGTGAAGGGATCGCGTTAGAGCCTGAGACATTTAATCAACCCGCAAATGGAGTCTTTCCGCCCGGTTACATTCCACCACAACCTATCCCTGCAATGATCGTTATGTCGATGATTGACTTGCCTCTATTCCGTGAGGCTGACGCAGGTAAACTAGGCTTTTATGCAGGCGGCACACCGCGCACAGGCGTTAATCAATCGTTTCAAGGATGGACCTTACAGTCCCAACGTAATAGCGTTTGGTCTTTACGAGCATCCTCAAACCTCCCTGCAACCATCGGGGCGGTTGTCAGCGCCACTGCCCTATCAGACGATCCCACTACGTTTGATAATGTCGGTACGATTACGATCGATCTCTACGGCACCGACATGACCCTTTCATCCGTGACTGAGGCGGATGTTTTAGTGGGTATAAACAAGTCCGCGATCAAGGACTTCATATGTGGGTTTAAAACCGCGACTCAGGTTGCGGGCTTTCCGAATCGATGGACACTCAGCGGGCTACTGAACGGACTGCACGAAACGTCCACACAAGTTGCCGGCGATTTAACCGGAGCAAGGTTTGTATTACTCGATCAAGCTGTAGTCTTTGTTCCCACTACCGAAGATGAACTAAACCTACTACTTGATTACCGCGGGGTTGCTAATGGACAATCTTTAGGCGATGCGGCCACGTTTGAATTTGCGTGGACCGGGCAGATCCTGAAACCCGAGCGGCCAACCTCAATCGATGGCCAATTCGATCTAGCCGATGGCTCTCTGTTGGCCGAATGGGAGAATGAGATCTTCCTAACCGCCGATGATACTTACGACTTCATTGTCAGAAGTGCGGCGGATGGTGGCGGCTCAGTACTGTTTGGGCCGATTGAAATTAAGCCTTTGGATTTAGCGAGAGTATCCAACACACCGCCACTGTTAGCGATAGAACCTTCGAGTGATTATCTACCGCTAACCGCATATACATATGTTGTGCCCGGTGGCTTTGACGCGACTTATACCAAAGCACAATGGAATGGCACTATCACTCTTCCTTTGATTTCCGACGTCACGATTGCTGACAACTTCACGGTCCGGGGAGGCGCATTTCTCGAAATGCAAGTTCCCGATGCGTTCGATCCGCTTAACAATACTCTGGTTCCATCGACTTTCGGATTCATTCAGAAAGTGGCTGCTACTGTGTTTGCTTCGTGGTTATTTGATCGGGAGCTGACCGAAGTTGGCTTGCCAGTAACCGCGCGCCCAATTGATGCTGTAGGGAGCGATTTCGATTACACAATCAGTTCGCGCGATCGATTCTCTATTCACATTCAACCAGACGGTACAGTGACCTTTTACATTAACTATCAAGGCGCGATGTCCGAGCCTTGGTACATCTCGCCTAATCGAGTTGATGTAACAGTTCTGCACCGTGCTTACTATCTAAATGAGCCGGGCTATGAAATCGCTGGAAGCACGCTCACAATTGGCGCTCGCAACACACGCTTGCTTCGCAACGTGCCTGAATTCCGATACCCCGGCGATGAGCAAAGGAGTCACAATTCAGGATCGTTACCAGCCGCAGTCCATGTAGGCGTGCGCAGGCGATCATCGCATCCGCTTGGACCACCGAGCGACTGGTTATACGCTACATTTACGAGACCATAAATGCCACTAAGAGACAACGTTCCCGGTCCCGATACTTTTCTACCTAAACAGGTTGTGGCGCTCGCTGACGCAATCGATGTAGATATCGATGCGACTCGGAGCGCACTCAGCTTTACTTTCGATGGTACAGAACTTTGGGATAACGGTTATTGGATCTCACAAACTGGATTCCATCAACATTCTCCACTGGCTCGTGCACTGTTCATTACCAAAGCTACAAGTGTTGATATTGACGTGTACGCCAACTTTACCCCGGATTCAGGGACAGCTATTCAAGTTTATGTCAACGGATTTCTACATGCTTCACCCGGTCTATCGTTTAGTTCGGGGGCTCAAACCATCACGCAATCACTACCATCGGGATCAAAGTTAGTCACGATTGTTGGCGGCGTGCAGGCGATCATTAGCGGCTCGATCATTGGTACTTTTCTGATTGGGTGCGAGTTCAATCAGCCAGCTTTGCAAATCCCTCCCGAGGCCCCATCTCGTTTACTGGTTTATGGTGATTCAACCTCTCAGGGTGGAGGGGGTGGAGGTACAGGGAAGAATGTTGATACGGCATGGCCCACTCAGTTTCGAATGCTTTCTACCCGCTCAATAATCGTGGAAGCAGCATCGGGCCGGGCGCTTCATGACGATGCGAGTTTAAGTACTCCACGCGCAGCCTTTGTTGCCAAACTGGTAGCGATGAATCCGGCGTCTATTCTCTTCCTGATCGGAACTAACGATCACGGAGCCAATGCCTGGAGTGCAGCCAGTTTCGGCACAGCTTATGCGGCGACAATCGATGATCTCCATACGGCACTCCCGAATATAAGAATCTATTGCATGACTCCTTTGTTCAA